ATAAAATCCAACTTCAGAAAAATCTATAAGTTGTTCTCCATGCGTAACGATGTTTCTAGTTAAGTCACCATCAATAGAATCTGATGCGGTTGCGCCCAAATCAACAAATATGTCAGAATTAACGACCCTGTAAAAATCCCATGTTCCTTGCCTTACAATATAAATTCCTTCTTCAAATGAGTATGATTGATTAGATAACCATACTTTATCGCCTTCAAATAGTTGTTTTCCGTCTAACTCAACCTCTCCACCAGTTTCCCAATCAAAATCCAAATTATATTTCAAGAATACTTGAATGTATTCCATGTCTGGATTTACATTAACTGTTTGTATTGCGCCATATTTTCCGTTCGCACCATCTGTATCAAAATTTAAAGAAATGGTTGGTTTTGTTATGCAATTACCATTTTCATCAGTCCCTCCCCCTGTTTCTCTGAGGTAGACAATAAAATCCATATAATCTTCTTCACCGCAACCATTGCGAACTGACAAAATATGATTACTACATTGGTCAAATTCAGGCATTTCTATTAAAATACCAGTATTATTGAAACTTTCGATTTCTGCTTCTACACAATCGCTTATATAGCTATTAATATAAAGATGGATATATGCATTTATATATCCTATTTGAGGATCATAATAACCATCTTCATAATGTATGAGATAATCGTTTTCTATGTTTTTGCATATGTAAACATTTGGATCACTCCCACAAGCATCAAAATCTTCCCCTGTAATATATCCGAAAATACCTAAATTTTCAGAAGGATTAATGCAATTTGTTACGTTTAGAGGATTGTGTAGAACTCTATTGAAGTCTTTAATAATTGTCATTTATATCCTCTCAGTATTCAAGGCTACTGTAACGGCACTACCATTTTTGGAATAACCAAACATTCCTTCATGCCCGTTATCATAAAGAACAAATGTAAATTTGTAAATATCGTTATTGTTTAACGTTAAAGGATTTTCTGTTCTAAACATATATGATAAGGATTTACTTCCAAAAGTTTTAAACGCAAAATACAGTTTAGAATTAACTAACCCCCAATCAAAGAAAACTTCTCCAGCCGGAATTACATTTCCTCCAGCATCAGTTGTATCATCATTGACTAAATACTGAAAAACGGTATCAACTGGTGGATTATCGTTAAATTGTAAAGTTATTGCAAATGTGAAGGGGTTTTCATTTAAACCCTCATTTGTACCAAACCAATCTAAAATTTTATCCCATGACACGTTATCATCGACTTTATAACCATCTTCTACTTCTTGACCGCTTCCGGGTGGTAAATCGGGAATATATTGTCTGGTTGTGTCGTTTAGGGCAACAAAATCTCTTCCAAACCCACTTTCATCTATAGCTAATTCATTATCGTCATCAAAATTTAATGATAATATTTTAAAATCTGGAACCCCAATTGGTCTGATTGCATCAGGTGGTGTTATTTCTTTATATACATAACTCCCATCTATCTGCAATTCTCTTACTAAGGTGGTTGCAATGGTTTTTAATAATGTATAACCCGTTTTACGAGAAGGAGTTAATTGCTCCCATGCTTTCTTTTCTTGTTCCGCAATTGGATCGGGGTATACAAACCATTGGTGCTTATGAACAAATTCATCCATCCTTATATTTAATTCAGCATACTTAATAACTTCTGGTACTTCAAAAGGTCTGTAAAAATCAACTTCAACCCGTAACGTGTATTTTGTATTAATAAAACGGTGTTGCGCACCTGCTTCTACTTCATCATCAAATTTATCTTCTGCTGGCGTTAAAAGCACTGGTATTTTTCTTTCAATATCGGGAGCAAAATCCCACTCTTTTATTCGTAAAGTTCTAAATTTATTGAAATAAGGAATAATATTTTCAGTTATTTGACCAAAATCAGATTTGTTATCCATTAAAAATTCAAGTGTGTAATAAAGATAATAGGGAGTTGGTTGAATATCTTGAAGCCATTGATCTGTGGCTCTTGAAAAAATATTCCTACAATAAGTGGCTTGTGTTCTATTTTGATCATTTGTTTCTTTTCGATCATATCGTAACCCGCCTATTGGTAATGGCGGTAATTTTTTCTTATGACAAACGTTTCTATACCAATTAGCAAAATTTTTATCGGAATGTGTTACAATTGGAACATGAACCGTTTTTGTAAAATCAGTTCTAGATAAGTCAGTATATTTATTGACTCGTATGTTGTTAAACATGTCCAGAAGGGCAAATTCGACTTTCTCTTGTGTTCTTACGTAATAAAAAGGAACCATGTCTTACCACCCACCAAATTTATCGTGATTAGGATACCAGTTAGGATCGCCTGATATATCTTCAACATCTTTTTCAACTTCAGGTGGTCTGAAAAGAACATCTTTTTTTAATTTATCAATGGTGTTAGAAACATCAAATTGATAACCACCTGCTTTGTTACCATCAGCATCGCATTCACAAGAAATTTCACCAGTGTCGCTTCCGGGTGTTCCTGTACCATCATCTACATTTTGGCCAAGTAAATCATTGATAAATCCCTTTTGCTCAGGATCATTAAGCACTTCTTCGCTAACAGTTTGTCCACTATCCATAGCATCCTTCATAAATAATTTCCACCAGTATTTTCTCCACCTGTGTTGAAATTCAGGGGCAGCGTCTTTAATGCTTTCTATTTCGTAAAGCGTGTCAAAAGATTCAATTTTTATTTTATCTCCGGGTTTTGGTATAATTTGTTGGGCGGTATATCCATGATACCTAAATGCTTCATACCCCCGCTGGCTCCAAATAGGATTATGATCAGATGGATCTGTTAAAGGCTCTACTCCCATTTTTCTTAAATTTGCATAATTCAATTCCAAAAATAGACTCATGTGAAGGTGAGTTTCAAATTCATCCAAGTGTTGAATCCCAAATCTATTATATATTTCATTTTCTGGCTGGAATGACAAAATAATTGGAACATCGAATACTCTTTCAACTACTCGTGTGTTATCTTCATGATATAGGGGGTCATTTTCAGGATTGTAACTGGTTGCATAATATTTTACAAACGTTCCTTGACGCATCACAAAATTTCTAGAAACCCTGTTATATCTTTCCTGATCTCGAAACCCATTATGTTTTTTAAAGTAGTCTGAAATACCCGTATTGTGTTGAAATGTCCAATCGGGATCATTTATGGATACTTTTTCACTTCGTCTGACTTCCCCTTTATTTCTATCCTCATAGAAAGAAGGAGATACATTACCCAGAATACTAAAATTATGTATTGGGTTCGTTATATCCCTAATATTGTAAGCTACTTCTAAATTAATAATTGACATAAAATTGAATTCTCATATTATATGAATAGTTTATATTGTTGGAAAAAGATAAAAGTTTTAGTTTCTTTTCAAAAAATATCTATTTTTTGTTATAAGCAAGAAATCCTGATTTATAAACTATCTTTAATAAATAAAAACTGAAGTATCATAATGGCAATAGAAGGTAGAAAATATTCAAAAATAACACGTAGTCAAGTATTAAGTGATTTAGAAAAAATTTTTAGTTCCCAATTAGGCACGTTAGCAGAATTCGGGGAATCGGGATTTGGAAGAACCATACTTGATTTATTTGCGGGAAACGCTGATTTAAATGCTGCTTGGATTGAAGAATCATTTAAGGATAGTTTTCTTGAAACCGCTACAAGCCCCCAAGCAATTTTTGCGGGAGCTAGGAGTTTAGGATACAGTGTCAGGCGACCAACACCCGCAAAAGCTGGATTAGGTATTTCATTAAAACGAACGGGTGTATACCCCAACGTAAAGGTTTCGATCCCAAGAGGGACTGAATTTTCTTACAGCGGTAAAACCTTAACGGCCATTGATGATATGGAATTCACCTATGATCGAAATAATCCTAATTTTGAAAATGGTATAATGACGTTGGTTTCTGGAAGGGCTGTTTTAGCTGAAGGCACCGTCAAAACGTTTCAATTTTTCTCTGATGGAAATCAAAATCAAGAATTCATATTACCGGATTCAACATTTTCAGATTGGTTTGGTTATAATGATCCTAACTATGTAGAGCCTGAACAAATGAGAGACAGGTCAGGCAGATTCACCGTTGTTACCAGTGATGCTTCCTTGATTGATAACCCTGAAGTCGTAGAAGGTTCCGAAGATAAAGTTTTCTGGAGAATTTCACGCAGAGGATTTCATGATCCTGCCATTAATATTTCAAGTATAAATGATATCGAAGATTTTACCAAAAATTCAACTTCAAATAGAACCGTAAATTATACCGTGTTGGTCACTTCCGCAAATGATGGAAGAGTTAAAATTGAATTTAGTGATGGTATTATATCAGCAATTCCTTTTGGAGCAATTGCCATTCAGTATTTTTCAACAAACGGTGAACAAGGAAACCTTTTAAATGTAGCTGGTTCTGAGTTAGATACAAATTCACAACAGGTTTTAATAACTCAAATGAATGGCAGTGAAAGCGACCTGACCATTAATGATTTGAACATAGCTTTAACAACTGATATTCGTAATGGTTTAAATATAGAAGGATTAGAATCAATTAAAAGCAATGCTTCTCAGATTTATAATTCCTTGGATTCTTTGGGTAACAGAAATAGCTACATAACGTTTCTTAAAAGAATTTCTGATGTTAAATATGCAAATGCTTTTGGTGAAGATATTTTAAACAGGATACAAAACAAAAGGCAGGGAAAATTTGATCTTAGGTATTCAAACATTGTACGTTTTACAATTTTACGAGACTTGTATAGGGAAAAAGAAGGAAATTTTTTCGTTACTGATCCATTTGAATATTATGTAGAAGGATACAAAGTTAACGGGCTTACATATTTGTGGGATTATGATTACAGTAATCTACCAACACAGTCAAATATAGTTGGTTTAAGTCCAGCTATTGAAAACATAAAATCAGTATTACAAAAATTTTTAGCAACTGCTTTTATTTACGATGATGAATCAAGAAATGAATATTCGCCCGTGAATACGAGTGAATTTATAGAAAGATTCATAAACGTTCCTCTTGGAGTCGAAGATAAAATACCAACGGTTTTTACCACAAATTTAACACCAAAAGATTTTGCTGTTCCGGGTTCTGAATTAGACAATATTTTGGATTCATTAAATTTGAGAGGATATTTAACATTAGGTAGCGGTCAACATCAATATGTTCCACCTATTGTACATGAATTAACCATGGATATTAGGGCAGTATTATTTGAGGGTTCTAATTTTACTGATATTAAAAACAGCGTAATTAACTCAATATATTCTTATTTGAAGGATTTTTCCGGTTTCTCAACTCCAATTTTTAGGTCAAAAATAGAATCCCTTGTCCAAAAATTACCTGATGTTGCTGGTCTTAATCTTTATTTCAAGGCAAGAACAAATGAATTTACTGGTTTGCAGATTAATAAATTAGAGTGGTTGGGAGAAGAGACAGCTCAGTTTATAACCCCACAAAACTTATCAATGGATGGTTTTCAAGCAACACTAGAATTCTATTATAATGGTACAGCTAGTAGCATAACGTATGATGTAACGGCTGAATCACAGGCACAAATCAGAAATATAATAAAAGATCATTACATAAATTCCATGACAAAACCGGAAAGTAATGTACCAAATGAAAATTTAAAAGAAGATGATGTGAATGAGTTCACAGCAAAAATATGGGCAACTGCCATGAATGCTGTGTATAGTTCTTTGTTTTTATTATTTCAAGAAGAAAAACTTAAAGGTAACTCATCAGAAGCTGATAAAATTTTTAACATTTTAGAAGCCTTGCGTGGATGGTACTTTTCTGCTGGTAAGCTAAAATTCAAAGATACTGATGCCATAACTAATATGGTAGAAGGCACCGATGATACTTTGGCAAACTACAAAGTATACATATTAGAATATGTAAAATTGGTTCGTAATATATTAGCATCTGTGGTTGCTGCCAAGTTAATTGATTCAGATGGTAATGTTTCTAATTATAGTAGCCAGAACGAAATAGTTCAATTTAATATTTCTTCAGAAAATATAACGGTGTCCAAAAAAACAACTAACGGTAAAATAGCAAATGGCCAATAATCCTATTATACATAATGATGGTGGTGTTTTTCGCTTTCAGGATTATCTATCACAAATTCCGGGTTTTTTAAAATCGGAAGAAGATGCTGTTTCAATATTACAAATACTCTCTGACTATATAAATAACGCTTATAGAAATATAAGTGTTATTAAAAAATTTGAATTCAAATTAATAACAATTGAAAGTCGAGTAGGTTATACCGTAAATAAATTAACGGCGTTATCTAATTTATTAAAAAACGCACATAATAGAAGTTTACCTGTTTTATATATGTCAAGCCCAATATCAAATCCAATAAATTCTAAAAATTTCTTTCTTGGAACGTTTGAATATGGTGGATCGCTTTCAGAATTATCAGGCAACGTTATTAATATTGACAAGAAAGATGGTGATAGAGCATTTATAAAATTCATAAATGTTAAACATTCTAATAACACAGGAGTTTATGTTTACAATCAATCAAATAATTCATTAACACTTGATCCCTTTGGAACAAGTCAAGATCCATTTTTAAACACCCCCAATGAGCCAATACAAACTGTTGGCGGTTTGGCTCCAAGAATAATCGAATTTATGCCATCAGATATATCAAATGTTAAAACCAGAAAAACACAGGTGGTTGGCAATACCATTTATTTTGAAGTTTTTTTCACGGCAACCATTACGGACGTAAAAAATTTACCAAGTATATATGCGATTGATTCTGATATAGATGAAGATGGAAGCATAGATCACTCATATTTGGTTGATTATTATGATGCAGTTGAAATATTGCCTTCTTCCTATAGATATAAATATGCTGTTGAATTTGGTAATGGTTGTAACACCATGGATTGGGTAAATATAGAAGAACAAGGGAAGGGTATTTTTTACAGCAGGGATTTAACCCAATATGGTAAGGATACTCAAATAAAGGTTAAAGATAAAAATAATACGTATATCGATCCAACATTTAATGAAAACATCAACGAACTTTTTCTGGCATCGATTTCAGAAGATAGTTCTGGTACAGTTACTGTTAAAACATTGGCCCCACATGGATTGGATGTAGGCACTGACTTCAACATAGAAAATACCGTTAATTTTAATGATAAGGATTTAACAGTAAATAAAATTAAAAATATATTGGAATTTACATATGAAAACCCAACCCCTGTGGGGGTAATTACCGAAAACACGGGTAACATGAAACTTATTTTAACCAATCTTTATTACAATCGAAAAAATGATCACCCTGACAAATTTTTCTTGAAGGTTTTTTATAATAATTTAGAAGGAACCACAGAATTTCAAACGAGTGACTTTATTAGTAGAATTAAAGAAAGAGAAAAATTTATAAAAAATATTTTTGATGGTAGTATAGTAGAAGTAGATTCTGATTGGATTTTAGCTGATAATGGTTTCTTTAATCCTGATTGGAGACAAGGGGATAAAGTAACCCTTAGAAGAAACGTTGATAGCGTAGATCCAGTGGTATTCCCAACCGGATTAGAAGAAGGAAAATTATACGAGATATCATTTTTTCCACAACCAGATAATGCAGTTCCGGGAACAACGCCTGTTAAATTAAAAGGCGTTGATATAACAGTTACTGGTAGCGGTAAAATTGATTTTGTAAAATTGAATGTATACTTTGATGCAGCAGATGATGTTAATATCGCTGAAGATAAGATAAAATTACATCATGCTTTCGAAAATGATGAAACAAATCCCGTTGACCCGCTTGAAGGATTAAAAGTTGGCGATGCTTTTAGACTACGTGGCACACGTACAGGAGTTATTGAGTTACCTGAATCATTGGTTGAAGGAGATACATATAAAATTCTAGAAATAGATACTGTTGAAAAAACGATAAAGATAACTTCAGATAATGAAACATCCATTGACATAACCGACACTGGCTTAGGAGTAATAGATTTCATAAAACTGGAAAAAATAAATAGAGATTTAGGAACAGTAGATTCTGTTGAGATTGACAGCCCAAATTCTCAAGGGATAATAATTTTGAAAAAATACTCAGGGGATTTTATAAGCACTGGGGAATTTGCAAAATTAAGAATTGATGGGAATATAGATTTTGTTGCAAAATTTGCAAATAGTGATTATACGAATACGACAACAGTTCCTTGGAGTAACAATGGAGGAAATTATATTAAAAATTCTCATGTCACGTATAAAGAAGTCAGATATAGGTTACTGAATTCTGTTAATACTAACGGTGATTCAATTACACCCGATCTTGATTCAATAAATTATACAAGGGCAATGGAAGATATTTCTATCCGTGATAAAATTGTTGAAAATAATCCATACATGTTTGGGTTATACCAAGTTAGACCTTTAAAATTTGGTGAAGAGCCGAATTTTGAAATTGGCTTTGGTGAATTATCAGAAGATTTGTATGTCAGGCAGATTGAAGATTTAGAACTTAAATACGGCCATGACCAAAGAGAATGGATTTTCAATCCACGGTTTGCACCAAAAAATATTGTTGATAGAAATGGTTTTTTAGAAATAATTAAAAATGAGCAAAATAGTGATGATGTCATAGAATCCGATGTAAACCCGTATGTTTCAGCAATAACATCTTTTGGTATATTACTCGAAAGCTTAGAATTAAAAGTACAGAAAACTATTACATCATTAGAATATGATGAAGAAGAAAATATAGCAACGGTTAAAATTGACGGTAGCATAACTGAGGGTGATCACAGGTTAAAAACTGGTGTTAGGGTTGAAATAATTGCCGATGAACCAGAATATGAGGGAATTTTTGAGATTGAAGTAATTGATTCTAAAACTTTTACTTATGTACCGGATGCCACACCAACAGTATCTCCCGCCACTGGAACGCCTGAATTTATTTTTAATAACACCGTTGATCATGAAATACAGGAAATATCCGTGTATGATGGTTCAAATGTTAAAGTAATTACCAAAAGCCCTGATGTTGGGGAAACACCCGAACATGGATTCAAAAACGGGAACACTGTGGAAATCACAGGAGCAACTTTTGCTGGTTATAATGGAATCTTTGATGATATTACCGTTATAAGCCCAAATGTATTTACATTCAAAGTTTTTAGTACAAGTGGGTATCCTACAGAATCACCAACCAGTGCGTTGGTATCATATCAGCCCATTGACGGTGATTATATAGATGTTAGGGATCAAGCGTTAACCAGTACAAATGGTATTTATATCGCTCGTGAAGGGCGTTGGGAGCAATATGATCCTTCACAGATATTACAAAATACCGTACTGTTTACTCGTCAAAATTTGTTTGATGTAACTAACAATAATCCTGAAGTTGCTAAAGGAACTGAATTTGTACCTCATTCCATGACCCGTATAGGGAATGAAGTGTTTGTCACATTATTTGAAATTCATGATTACGAAGTAGGAACACCGATTAGCATTAAAAACGCAGCTCAAACTGAGTACAATGGACGGTTTAGTGTTTCAGAAGTTGTTAATGAAAGAGAATTCAAATATAAAATAGCAAGTGATCAAACACCAGCTACCCCCGCTGTTCCTTTACAAAGACGTAAAATAATTTGCCAATCTGATAAATGGTATAAATTTCATATCAAAGAAATCCAATGGCAGAAAAAAAGCAACATCAATAAATTGGCGTATCAAGTAGGCGAAGATAATAACGAATGGACTATTAACCCATTATCAGGTTCAGAATTTGTAAATAATGTATCACTTCTGTCCGGTCAATATACTTTTAATTACGAAACAACATCAGGAACAGAAAAAATAAAATTTAAAGAAAATGATATAGTTATTTTAAAGGATCAATTTATCCCAAGCGAAGGAAGCGAACTCATTCCTGTAAAATATAGAGTTAAAAAAAGAAAATGGCAATTATTAGATACAAAATGGGTGGGAAAGGTAAGAAACATCGATGTAGATTACTTGGACGCACCGCTCAGTTTGTCAGATGATGATCCTTTACTTTATAGAACATACAGTGATAGTGAAGTCAATGATTATATTGTAGAAAATTTCAATGGTAATTTACAACTATTTAAGGTTGATAATTTATTCGCATCTAACTATGAATTTATTTATGAAAAAATAGAAAATGTAGATACCGCTGGTTCTGATCATAAATTTTACGATGCAAAATTTGATAAAAACTCAGTTGTTTTAGATAGAACACGTATGAAAAAATCATTTATAGGTGTTCCTGATATGAAATATCCAATGGTTGAAAAAATCGAAAGATTGGCATATTTAAAAGATTCAAGCGTTATTGATTTTGAATTCATATCACATTTGGCGAAATACATGGGATATGATATTACGTTCCTTCTCGATGATATCACGGAAAGCGTTTATTACAAAACAAAAGCTGAAAAGGAACTTGCTGTAAGAAAAGCGATTGAGAACTTGCCACAGTTTTATGCATTAAAATCAACTAAAGGTGGGTTGGATTCAATGTTATTGATATTCGGAATAGTTGCAAAAGTCGTAAATTTATGGACAGAAGCCAACGATCCATATGGTGAATTTATACCGGATTATCAAATAAGAAATTTACAATACACAAGAATGATTGACGGAGAGTCTTTAAATCTGGTAGCAACTCCCCATTTTAATTTACGTGTGGATATTGAAGGAAATTTTGAAAATCATTTAGTTGGCGATGAACTTGAACGTTTAAAATTAAATATTAAACGATACAAGCCCATTAACACGGTGTTTGATGAGATAACACCTTTTCTTGATGCCACGCTATCTGCCAGTATATTCATGGGTGAAATGAGTGGTCAAGGATGCATGCAAGCGGATATAGGTTTTGATAATATCGAATTTGATTACGGTTCAATAATTGGAAATGATTGTTTTTAATAAAGTTTAATTGAAAATCTATTATAAACTATATGAAAAATAATCTATTATATGTGTGAGGGTTTTTAAATGGCCAAAAGAAATGTTATAACAAATAAAGGACTACAACTATTAGCGTCTTCATCTGAGGCAACTGGCCAATATTGGTGGATTGGGTATTACGGGTTGGCATATGTTCCCAATTCATTGAAGTCTAGTGAGGTAGATTTACCAGAAGATCCAGATAATTGCGATAATGTAAATGGTGTACCAAATTTAGTGTCTGATGATACTGAACAAGTTACCGCAAATATGACCCATTTGACAAAAAATGGGGACATGATTTATAATATTTTTCAAAGTACTTTAAGAGGAACAGGTTTTTATAATTGTATTTCTGATGGTTCTGTGGGTGGTGATCTTTTTGGATTGTCAATGTATCCAAGGACTATTAAAAAACATTACAGATATGTTTTAGATAAAAACGGAAATAACACGCTAGTTTCATGGGTAGATGATCCCACGGATGAAGCTGATTTGATGAAAGGTGCTTATGCTTATTTAGGAACTGATGGTTTTGTTAAAAGTGAAATGCCTATTCCTGCACCCCTTTATTACTTGGGAAACACCGGAAATAAAAACGTAGATGATTATTTTCCAGATTATACTAATGATGTAATTAGCGGAGCCGATATCTATCCTTTCATAGAAGTTCAATTAAAACCCGTTAGTCCCGATCCAGCAGAAGCGTTAAATTTTCCAAAAGTATCAGTTGATCATCGTGGTTATACA